ACAAACAGTCTGGGAATTCGACATTCTTTATGGTGCTGACCTCGTACGTCCAGAACTTGCGATGCGAATCGTTGGTGCACCGTAACATCTGATTTAATTTAGTTTTAATCCGGGCATCGCCGCCAGGTAGTAGTCCTCCTCAGAGGTTAGTGGAGGTTAAGGCTTCCACTAACTTTTTTTGGTTGTAATTATAATTTTTGAAAGGATAAAAATGTTACACGCAGTTACTATAAGAAATAAAGCGGATAAAAGAGAATTGAAAGTTCCAAAGAGAAATGCATTAGATTTTTATTGCAAACGAGGTTGGGATATTGTTGATTTAAAATCCAATGACGACACAAAAACTGAAGACACAAAAACAGACGAAGAAAAAACTGAAGGCGAAATTGAAACAGCAGAACAACTTAGTGCTGAAGAAATTGAAGCAGAGCAAACAGAGTAAATAAAATAAATTATTAAAAATATCTATTTATTAGATTTAGTGGGCGGCGGTAGTCGGTCCACTGGAATTATAACCATATAATACGAGGATAAAATGACAGCAACATTCGTAGTAGAAGATGGTGGAGCGTATTCAGATTCAAATGCTTATCTTGAAGTTTCTGAAGCAGACCAAATAACAGAAGACTACGGTAATTCTGCAAATTGGACAGCAGCAACGCAAGCAGAAAAAGAGAACGCTATTCGACAAGCGACTCGATATTTAGATCTTAATTATACATGGGACGGATGGAAATATGATGCAGACCAAGGACTTCAATGGCCACGCTATGAGATGTATGATGAAGATGATAATTACATAAGTGAAGATACAATACCTGAAAAGCTAAAACAAGCATGTGCATATCTTGCTGTAAAAGTTATCGAAGGAGATACTTTGTTGGAAGATTTTCAAAATGATTCTAAAGTAAAAAGGACTAAAGACGTAATAGGCCCAATTACAGAAGAACGGGAATATGTTAGTGGAGAAAACCCAGAAAAAACATATACCATTGCAGAGAAACTAATTGCATGGTGGATAATAAATGGCTCTTCGTTTAGTTCAACTGAATTGGAAAGAGGTTAATATGGAAAATACATTGCCAGAATATCAAGACTTAAAAAATCTCACAGAAGAGGAACGGTCCATTATAATTATAGAAAAATTGCGAACTGTGATTATTAATCAAACCAATCATTTACGACATCATTGGGCAATAACATTGGTCTGCGTAGCAGCAGGGGCAACCGGAATGTTTAATTTAGGCATCGCATTATTAATTTTATTCTTTAAGGTTAACTAATGTCAGACTGGTTAGGAATAAATAGTTCAAATTATGAGAGCAGTTGTGGTTCTGATGATATGCGAACGCTTTCAGAAGCTCTTGGTGGAACAGATGTTTGGCAACACGATGCAGACCATGATGGTGGCATACATTTTTTCGTAGTTGATCTTGGTGAGAACGATGGTAAATTCTATAATCTAACAAAATTCAAAGGACGTTCTTATTTTGGCGATTTTGATCCTATTGATGTGGATATTTATGTTTCTGAAACGAATGGTAATTGGGGATCTGCTGTTGCAACAGGCATATCATCTTGGCAAGATACTGAAATTTTCGTAGAAGAATTGGCAACGACAAAAACAGGCAGATTTATAAGAGTAGTTATAAATCAAACAGAGGATCTTCAAGGCATAATATGGGGTAGATCTGGTTCAGCATTTACAATTTTTGACGCTTACGGCTCTTTAATTGTTCCAGTGGCAAGCGAAGTAATAATTGTTTCTAATACTTCTGGGACATTAAGAAATGAAAAATACTTAGCAAGTATAATAACAGAAGATTCTTATATATCAGGGGCTATGTTTACGTTAGCAACTACTGTTGTACTTCGTGGATCAACAGATATAATTTCAGGTGTTACAGGCGAATTTAATTTTTTGTTTACATTAGTCCGTTCAGAAGCAACTGTAAACTCTGGTACTTCTGGTTCTCTTAGTTTATGGCTTACATTGGTCAGCAATATTTCAGAAGTTGCAAGCACTGTTGGTTATTTAGAACTGGATTCAGAATTAGTAAGTTCTATAGCAGAAATATCAGTGGCAGTAAGCTCTCTTGATTCTCAACCAGGCATTGGAAGCAATGTCGTTGAGATTCCAAGTGTCGCTGCATCTTTAAGTTTTCTCGATGTTTTAACTAATTTAATAAGTTATATTACAGAAGTTGTTGGTGTCATAGGATTTCTTGATGCACAGCAAAATTTAATAAGCTCGTCGGTAGTTTTAAGTAGTGCGTCTGGCAACTTAGATATTTTATATCATCTTCGCCAAAATACAACAGCTAAAAAATGGTATGATATGTTGCAGAGAAAAGGAATTGACGCAATTGTTCGAACGTATCCCGATGCTACTTTTAACCCAAGCACTAATAAAACTACTTTAAGTCATGTTGTTGATTTTCCAGTAAAAATAATTCCAATATACAAAAATCGAGAAGGTTACAAGCCAGCAGAATTAATAACATCGGGTAATGGGCTATCAGGAATCGTTAATTATAATTTGCGTTTTGATGTCAAAGTCGGATTGAAATTAATAATCGGTTCAGCATCAAAAGTATGGACTGTAACTGGAATTACTGAAATAAAAGATTCAACCGGAATTTTACTTTATACTATTGAGGTAGAAGCAGGTGACTAAAACTAATGTCAAACTTAATAAATTTTAACGTCGCACTTGATGTTGCATCCAAAAGAATTCATGGAGACATGAATAAATTTTATAAGCAGGTATGTCTTGAAGTATTAAAAAGAATAGTTCTTAGAACTCCGGTCGATACAGGACGTGCAAGAGGTAACTGGCAAGTTGAAATTGGTAGAGCAGCAAACTCATCTCTTATCGTAGAAGGTACTGAAGGTGCGATGGCTGATTTTGCTATCAATAGTGGAGCTTCAAAATTAGCAACAATACCTCCATTTTCGTTAGTACATATTACCAATAATTTGGAATATATCGAATATTTAGAATATGTTCGCAGAAGTCCTCAGCATCCAGAAGGATTTTTAGAAATAACTTTAACAGAGATGGCAGCGTGGCTATCAGGAATTAAATAATGGGTTTTCAAAGTTTAGCTAATTCTATTAATACATATTTTGCTGCTGCTGTTGCTGTAGTCTATGGATATGTTGTCCGTTATGACGACGATCCACGTGCTACCCCAACATCTGGGCTTTGGTGTGAGGTATTAATTGATTTTGGAGATTCACAACAAAAAGAAATAGGTATAAACTCCTATCGTAATATCGGAAATTTAACTGTAAGAATTAAACAAGAAGTAGGATTAGGAATGAGTAATCTTCTTGTAGCTGCTGATAGAATAGCAACTGCATTTAGGTCAATAGATGTTGATAACTCAGTTATTTTTAATGTTCCGAGAATCGCTAAAAATGGAAGAGTGGATGATAATTATCAAGTGACAGTAACATGTCCATTTCATTATGATGAATAAAGTTTAAGAAATAATTTAAAAATTAAACAAACCAAAAAATAAGAAAGGCGACGTAAAATGGGTGACCAACGTAACGAAATAGCTAAAATGATCGTGGACGCGATTAGAAAAGTTGAAAATGCAATTTATAGGCTAAGTACATATTCTAATTACATTAATTTTGGTGGTGCTTCCGCTGTTAACAGTGCGGGTGTTGCTGGACTTTTAGGCATACTCGGAGAGACAACAGCGTTAATAAGTTCAGTAGCAGAAGCAGCAAACTCAGCAGGTGCTTTAGAACTTGAAGCTGAACTAAATGGATTAGCTGCTATAATAGCAGATGTTTCTGGTGGGTTTGATCTCCTATCTGAAATAGTTAGTTCTATAACAACAGTTTCTGGAATAGCTAATGGTAATCTTGATTCGCAACAGAACTTAATTAGTTCTATTACAGAAGCTTCTGATATATCCTGTATCAGATTGAACACAGTGCGATTAGGCGGCAGCTGTGTTGTTGCAACAGCTAATACTTGTGTTTTTGACACACAACCAGAATTAAAAGGTTCCTCAGATTCTGAACTTTATTCTGTTACTGGTTATTTATGGAATAATTAATAGCCAATAAAATAAAAACAATAATAACACAAATAAAAAATAAAAAAGGAGCGTAAAAATGTCTGATGCTAACAGAGTACAATTAGCCTATGTTGAAGAAGGTGATTTTGGAGTTAAAGAAACAGGTTCCAATTTACAAATTCTTAGATATAATAGTGAATCGTTGAAACAAGATATGGCTACAACGATAAGTGAAGAAATTCGCAGTGATAGGCAAATTTCTGATGTAGCAAGAATAGGATTAAGTGCAAGTGGTGCCATTGATTTCGAATTGAGTTATGGTTCACATGACGACTTTCTTAAAGCAGCACTACTTGATGATTCTGGCTGGTCAACAGAAGTTAGGATAACACACAGTTCAACTATTAGTGTATCATCTACTGATAATTCATTAAATGATTCCAGTAGTGGTTTTGGTAGTTTTGTAACAGGTCAATGGATTTATGTATCAGGATTTT